TTGGGTAGCCCTGTAGCAGTTGCGGTAGGGTAAGCCTCACGGATGAAGTTCACGTCTTTGTTCAACAGGAACGTGTAGTTGCCACTGCCATCAACAACCGCAAGGGAGTACGTAGACAGGAAGTCATTAGGAGCCGATAGGTACGGGTTGTTTACCGTAATTGAGCCTGTCTGGTTCTTCCGTAAATTAGCCAACTGAACTGTGTTGTATATGCGCTGTTCTGCCTGCTGCGTGAACATGGCGTACTCATTCGCCGTGAACGTGTTTTCACAGATGTTAGCAATATTGGTGCACAGCTCAGTGTAGGTCATACATTACGCCATCGGGCCCCGAGACATAGTTCCTTTGGTAGCACAACCAGTTCCACGCATCTTTATACCTGAGGTCTTGATAGGCTCGTCTCCTGCGGACTTGCTAAACTGACCCAGACTTACGTCCATGGTTTCTAGTTTGCTACGGTTTGGCTCTTTGCCCGGATTGGCTTCTACCGTTACAGAACCCCCAGACATTGTGTGAGGTTTGGCATACAAGCTAGCAGAGCCAACTTCTTTACCCATTATTTTCATGCTTTGTGATGCCATGATTACCCCTTTTGGTTATTTACGCGGGCCATGTTGCGGCCAACGGCACGCATAGCTTTACTGGTTACGCCAGCAGTTTTTTTGCCGCCTTTGGGGTTTGCAGCTGTAGGGCCACTGTTAGGAAAAACTTTAGCGTCGGTTTTGCCTTTGCTTGCAATGCCGTCCGCAGATCGTGTGTATGCCATGATTAACTCCTATGAAACCGTTACGGTTACCGTACCAACACTCGTTGTCCCAACCAGATAGTTTGGAGTCAAGACAGCATCAAAAAAACTAGCCCCCCCAATAGGAGCCCACCCCCATTGAAAGTCCCGTGAACCTCCAGTTGGGAATCCACCTACGTTATACCCCGCCTCTACATATGTTGAGTCTCTACGTGGCTCCCGGACGGCTTGTGGATCGTCTACAGGAAACATACCCAACTGCAACTGCGGCTGATCCGGGTCCCAACATTGGGGGCAAACTAAGAGATTGTACGTCTTAGTCTTAATAACTTCCTTGCGTAGCTGTTTTAACTTGTACCGCTGCCCGCAGCGATCACACTCCGCAATGCTATTTTTGCCGGAAGCAAACCGGTTGCCCATTTAGGTGCCCCCACCAATGAACATTTGTCTTGGAACAAAACGTATCGCCGCTTTCTCGCGGTCTTCACCAGCGGCTAACTCAAAAGCTTCGTCGTACACCTGCTTGAGCATAGGCACTCGGTCCATAGCCTCAGGAATCTTTAAGGCAATGTGGTACGCTAAACCCGCAGTTGCGGCGGGTAAAAAACGGAAGTTCATATCGGCAGTGTTCACCCCGGTACCCGCATCGTCAATACGGCGCAGACGCCAATACTTAAACACATAGTATGGCTGGGCTACAGTGCCTTGGTCAGGAATTGGCCATACAGTAATCCTAGGGTTATCCCTTAGGCGTTCAATCCAAACTTGTATTGGGCGGGCTTGTTGCAGCTTGTTGGGGATCGTGGCGTAGGTAGAAACACTAATACGCGTAATGGTTAGGTCCGATTGGGTAGATACGCTTCCATCGCCCGTGCGAATCACATGCTCTAGCAGGTCAATAGTGTCTGCTGGTAAGTCGTAGGTGGCTTGGCCTTGGATGAGGTTAATGTACCCCTCATCAATCGTCCACATGTTGATGCCCTTGTTTTGCCATTCGATCGTCATGAGGTTGAACGACCGGCGCGCTGTGCGCAAATCATAGCCAGACCGCATCTCCCGGCCCGCACGCTCCCATGCTTCTTCAGCGATTTCCGTGAAGTCAAGGTTAAAAGCGGTAGTACCGGAGACTGCCATTATTTCATCCCTTTAAGCGTTTCCGCTAGGCGTGCACGTTGGCCCATTTTACCGGGCTTCTTGGCTGCGGCGGCAAGCTTCTTAGCGGGGATGGGTTTGTCGCCCTTGACACCCATAGCCGAGCGCAATGCGCCCGGTTTTTTGATAGCGCCAGCGATCCAGTTCTTAGTAGCCATGCTTACTCCTTTGCTGTTTTTGCGGAGTCGATGAATGCTTGGTCGGTAGGCGCACCTTTGGCCCCCGGCTTGCGCATCTTCGCACCGCGTTTGCGCTTTGCGTTGATGTTGGCATACAGCCCCACCTTACCGCCTTCAGCAAACTGGGTAAAGTCAGTATCGTCGCGGCGAGCCTTCTTAACGCCGCTAGGCATCTTGGAGGGGGAGATGGCCCCCATGCCGCGACTGGCTCTCACTTCCTGCCCTTAGCCATACCGCCACCGCACATGACCATCGTACCCTTGGTTTTGCCTTTAGTAGCGCATCCGTCAGCACGAGAAGAAGCAGAGCTCACTGAGCCGCCAGACGCATAGTTCTTGACAGAACCACCGCGTTTCATGGCGGCACCGTTTTCATCAAGTGTATCGGCTCGACCAATGGCATCGCGCTTTGGTTTACGACCCAACGGGCCTTTAGGGCCTGCGGCCCATGCGCTCTTGTCCATAACTGTACCTTTGTTCTTAAAGGTTTTCAAGGCATCGTTAATCTTGGACATGTCACCGGTCTTTGGAGACGCACGTTCTGCAGACATAGCGCGGTTTAACGCACCCCGAGCTGCGCTAACTGCAGCGGGAGCTTCCTTAGCGCCAGTACGGGCCAAATTCTGAGCAGCGGAAGCGATACCTTTGATCCCCAGACCCCCAACCAAATACTGCTCGGGATAGACACGCTGTATAGCTTGACTCTCTGGCGTCATGGTCTGCTTACGGTACTTGGAGTCGCCTTTACCTTCGTTGCTGTAGTCAGATGTAGACGGGCCTGTAGGTTTGCGGCCCGGGCCAGACATGCGCGAGGGCTCGGAAGCTGGTGTACGGCTGACGGGTCGACGCGGCATTGCTTTAGGGCCTGCCTCGGTGTCAAGGTTTTCGCCCTTGTTTGCCATCTCCATGGCGTCGTCTTCGACCATAGAGCCATCTTCGCCGTCGTAGCGTTTAACTTTGTGTTTAGCCATTAGCACTTCCCGCCTTTCTTCATCATGATTTGAGTAGCCTTGGTCTTGCCTTTGGATGCGATACCGTTGGCTGATGTGCGGAACGCGCCGCCTTTAGCTAGCTTCAGCTCTGTACCCTTGCCGCCTTTGTGCTCTTGGGAGTCATGCTGTTTAAAAGCTTTTTTAATCATGGCTTTGTCTTGGGCCATGTCCGTATCGCCGCCCTCAGCCATTTTCTTAGCCATACCGCCTTTGGCCATACCCTTCATCTGCTTCATGTCGAAAGCTTCCTCTTTCTTGGAACCCTCTTTGCCTTTACCTTTGACCTCAACATCTTTACCAGATTTTTCGAACTTAGCAAATGGGTTTACACCTTTAGTAGCCATAGTATCACCACCTTTTGAAAACTTACGGCCCTTGTCGGCTTTGTCAAAGTCTTGCCCCACGGACTGTGGAACTCCTACTTTTTTGGCAAACGCAGGGCTGTGCGCTATAGCCGCCATGAAATCGTGTTGCTTTTTTGAGCTACTGGGCATTTTATTTCTTCCGCAGTAAGTCAACGAAGTCTTTACCGGTCACCATCTCAGCAATGCGCATTAGCGCTAAAACTGCCCCTATGAAACCAAACATGGGTGATATCACCTCAAAAAATGACCCAATTGCTGCCAACGGAGCAAATATGTCGATGACGTGTTTGATGGTATCTTGGTGTTCGGTCATATCAGCAGTTCCAAGCTTTGAGGGATTTGTTAATCCGGCTGTTTGGGTCTTTCGCGGTCTTCTCGCTGGTGAGTTTCTTCTTCATGCCAGTCATCCTTGCGCAAAAAGAGTCGCGCCTGCTGCCGCCTTCCGGCTGGGGAGGCTTCAAGTTCATCCCTTGTTTTTTGGCTGACGCGCGCCCCTTGGCGTTCAAGCCACCCTCGGGATTTTTGCCTTCCTTGCGAGTCCATGCTGCTGACTTAGCCATAAAACACCGTAATGCCAGTAACAGAACCAACGCTGAGTGTGAGATACAGCCCAGTAGAAGCCAAAATACCCTCACCGGGGATTACCATAGAAAACGTATTAGGCGTACCAAGGCTTGCTATGTCCATTGTGTATAGCACGGCTGCTGTGGAACTACCATCCCTAATTTCAAAAGTTGCAGCGGTACTTGCTTTGGGGCTGACGATGAACCCTTTGAGGCGGGTGCGACCGCTATAGTAAGACCCCGCTGCACTCAAGTGTGCCGACTTAACATCAGT